TGCCTTTTCTATTAATTCAGGAGTTGTTATGAACTCAGCATGTGTAACATCTACAAAGTGTGGTATTAATCCACATTGATAAATAGGTGCAACTGTTGTTGCAAATGTTAAAGCTGGAGTAATGACTTCTTTTCCTTTAGGTAAATGTAATGAACTCAAAGCAAGTAAATTTGCTGACGATCCTGAGTTTACCATCACACCATATTTTTTACCAAACCACCACGCTACTCTTTTTTCAAACTCTTTAACTTTAGGACCATCCATCAAAGCTAAATTATTTTTTAAAACTTGATTAACTGCTTTAATTTCTTCTTTGCCATAAACTGCTTTTGCGTAGTAAACTTTATTTTGCATATTTAATATTCTCCATATAATTTTTTTCTAAATTTTTTAATACAGGTTTTGAATAATCTGCTACTTCATCGTATCTGTACCAATGATATACATAAATTCCATCACAAATGAAAGCTTTATGTCCTGATTCTAGTATTTGAATATGTATATAATTATCACACATCAGCTCATGTCCTGTGACAGGAAAGCCACCTGAATGTCTAATTGCTCCTACGTTGACACAAAAGAAATGTCCTGAAAAATGACCAGCTTCATTTATATTTGAATGATCTGTGCACTTACCCCAATACTTGTCAGATAGGTGTTTTCCTATTCTTCTGTGATATTTGTAATCGTGGTTATGTATATCAACTCCAACAGCAAGTTGTTCTACTGTGTTAACTCTATTAACTCTAGCTGAAAATAATCTACCTTCAGGATAATTCTCAATACATTTTTTTAATTGTTTAAACCAATCAGGAGTTGTTAAAATTGCATCGTGATCAAGAAAGACCAACCATTCGTCATCCTGATATCTTTTTAAAATATCATTATAACCTGAGCCTAGACATTTACCGTGATTAGTGTATGAGATGTGAGGATAAATGTTCATTGTTATCTCTCTAAACTATTGTAGAGAAATAAACAACTATTTTTTATTCATGTTCATAATGTCAGTAGCCTTAAGTCCGTAAATTGCGGCTACTACTGAAACCCATAATCCAACTATCCACCAGGGCATCTCTTGGAGTTTTTGAAAATACAAATCAATCTTCTCTTGCATCTTTTCATCTTCTGCAAATACAGAATACGCTAACAAAAACAGTGGCGAAGAAATTGTCAAAAGTACAAATTCGTCCTTCCAGTCGTTTTTTTGATTGTCTGCAATTTTACCTGAAAATTCTATTTCTCCACGTTTCATTTTTTCTATGTGAAGAAGTTTAGCTTCTGACATTGCAACATCAGCTGCTTTTTTATTTTTGTAAATCTCTAGTCCAGCTTTAATTCCTGAACCGAATAGTCCCCAAGGTATCATATTAATCCTTTATAATATTTTTTAGTAAAACCACCTTTTACAAGTGACTTATCATAATTAACCATTCCACCTTTAGCTTTAGCTCCAGATTTAGGTTTGCCTAAAACTTTTCTATAAGAAATTTTACCACCTTGAGTATCTGATTTTCCCATTGGAGTTTTAGCTTTACCTTTATTAAGTGAAACTTCAATTGAAGAACTGTCATCTAAATTAAATACTTTATTGTATCCAATACTTTTTTGTTTTGTTGTGAAGTCTGGAAAACCTGCTGTACTTTCAGTTATATCTGTTTTATTTAAATTAATATTACCAAATCTTGTTTTTATACCCAAATCTCCTCCTGTAATATCTGTACTAATTTTTCCGTCTACTGTAGATTGTTTAGTAATAGAGGGTTCGAGTTCTACGGGTCCAATAAAATCTTTAATTTTGTTTTTTGGCATTATGTTTAATTACTTTATCTAATGAGGCATATTTTACACGATTGGCATGGTATTCACAATACTCTCTCATTACTTGATCAATCTTAGCTTTTCTTCTAGCTGACATGTAGTTATAAATATCAAACATTATCTTTAACGCACGTTCTCCCATAATTCTAAATCTATAACTTCTAAGTCTATCTTCAGCACGTTTTCTAGAAAATGGTGCATTGCCTTTAAAAAAATCATTTAGCTTGTGAATGACATCGCCATCTGTCATCTCAACTTGAATGGTTGGATATAATCTTCCTGTTTGATTTTTTGAATTAAAAAAACAACCCTCGCCTTCAATAACGCCTGCAAAATATGCAAGGTTATTTTCTTCTGATTGATTTTGTTTCCAGACTGATGATGGTACCTGGATTAAGTTTGAGTCCTCTTGGTTGAGGTCCTCTTTTTGGTGGTGGGCCAAATCTTTTACCACCACTAAGCCCTTTTCTTTTTGCCCTTGTCGACACCTTTGATCTTTCCTTTATTCTTAGTTGCATAGAATACAGCTTCCCCTTTTTTATTTCCGTATTCTTTTTTCATATTGGCAAGTATCTTCTTTCCTTTTTTTGTTAACGGCATGTTATCCTCTTCTTTGTATGTTTAATTTTTCTGCAGCAATCTGTAAACGTTTGTCAGATGCTTCATCTTGTTGTTGAAGTCTATCATATTCAAACTGAAGTTTTTGATTAGCTCTTTGATTTTCATTTTCTTGTCTAAACATCATTTCTTTTTCTTTTCTTTGCATATCCATAGCCTTGATGTCAATTTCTTGTTGTTTAATTCTAACAAGTGGATCTTCTTGATTATTAGATGACATTTCTTGTCTAACAAGTTCTGCAGTTATCTCTGCTGTAGCTGTAGCAACTGCTTTATCAAAAGCAATTTGATAACTTTGTGGATCAGTTTGTGCTAATTGCATCATTTGTGGGTCTTGAGCAAGTTGTTCTCTAACTTCTTGTGTTGCTTTGAAAGAAATATGATCAGATATGTGTGATTGTAACAATGCATACACCATCGGATTGATTTGTACCATTCTAGAAGCCATAAATGCCATATGTGCAGCAATGTGTGCATCATGATCTTGCTGATCAAAGGCAGTTAATAGTTTCATTTGCAATGCTCTAGCATTTTCTTTAGCTGGATCCATTGGTTGAGGTGGTTGAGGCGGTGGATTTAACAAAGCATCAATTTGTTTTGTTCCTAAAGACTCATAAACACGTCTGTAAGCTTCGTGTATGTTGTGAATTTGTGGATTTGTCTGTGCAATTTGTAATTGTGTCTGTGCTAACGTTACTCTTTGTGCCATTGACATAATATTTGGATCTGCAACAGGTAAAATATCTACTCTTTGATCAAAATCTGATACTTTTATCTGTCTTGGACCACCATAAACATCATAAGGATACTCAGGTGGAAGAAATTCAGTACAAATTCTTGCTAAAATTTTAAATTCTTGTCTCATTGCGTAGTAACAACGCTTGTGAACAGAGGTCATAATACGACTTCCTCTCTCCATAAGAGCAATAGTTGTACCTACAGCTCTGTTTTGAGCATCCATACCTGTATCCATATCAGTAATGTTTGCAAATTTTTGTCCTGCTTGTACTACAAAGCCTAAAAGTTGGAATAAAGTTGCACTTGGTTCACTAAAAGGTAGATTAAAAAACTGATCTCTGATGTTTCCACCAGGTGCATCTACGTCTCTGAACTCCCCAGGTTGAATAGGTTGATCATCATCTCTAACTCTTATACCTCTAGCTTTAAATCCTGCTGGTAAATTCTTCAAAGTACCTGCATCAATCAATTGTCTAAGTGTAATTGTTGCTGCTCTTGATAGACCACCAATCGTATGTATTAAACCATTACCATAAAAACCTGTACCTGGTAAAAATTTATAGTGTGTGAAGTATTCTACTCTTGTGTAGTTTACATCTCCTAGTACATAATTTCTTTTTATAGATAAAACTTCTGAACTACCTTCATCAATCGTTACGATATAAGGGATCTTAATTGCTTTATCTGTTTTCTTATCAAAATTCTCATAGTCATCTAAGTTTAAATCAACATGCATTTCTAAAACATTGTGAATGTAATCAGAGTAAGTATTTTTAACACCTTCAATCTGATCTATTTTACTTTGCATATCAGATGTCTGCATTTCAGGTTGAGGTAAAGTAATATCTCTGTAAAAACCTGCAGCCATATTTTTATTGATTTCGTTTTCTGTCATCGTCATAACGTGGGTAATTCTACCTGCGTCTTTTAAATCAGATGCGTAATAAGGAACCACTAAATCAAAAGCTGGTATAAATTTAGAAACAGGTCTGCCTAAAAAAGAATCGTAATAAACTTTTTTAAATGTACTTCCTTGTAGTGGTAAGTAGTATAACATTTGATCCATATCTGTTGTGTATTCTTCCATTCGTTCCATCAACAGATAGTTCATGTAATCTTTAACTCGTTCTGCTTGTTGTTCGGTGGCCGGTGTTTGTAGACCGATAATCTGTGTTCGAACAGGCCCGTCTGAAGGAATTAGTTCTTTGTAAGCAATAGAATTGAATTGCGTAGCAGATTCATTTAACAACGGATGGGTGACACCTGATGCACCTCTAAATGGTTTTGTTTGTTCTGAATATTTTAAACCTAAAAGGTCAAAACCTTTGGCTATGGCTTCTTCCCAATCTTTTCTTGATTCTTTATCTTTTTTGTATTCATCAATTAACTCCATACCTAAACGTCTCAGAACACGTTCATCCATATCCTC